GATGTAATGTGTACAATTACATTATCACTGCCAGTCGCAATAGAAATGACTTCCGCAATGTCCTCACCTATCTTTTCTTGTAGTTGTAATCGCTTACAACACATTTCAGCTATACGAGGAATTTTAGACAAGCCAATAACACGACCATTAGGGATATATCCTACACTAATATTCATGTCATACATCAACGCTAAGTGATGTTCACACATAGAAAAGGCTTCAATATCCTTAACGATTACCATTTGAGTTGTATCCACTTCAAAGGACTTACCAAACATTTCGGCAATTTCCTGGTTCGTGTACTTCATGCCTTCCAATAGTTCTAAATACATTTTTGCAGCACGTTTAGGTGTTTCAATAATACCTTCACGCTCTAAATTTTCACCAAGCCCTGTTAATAGGAGCCTGATAGCACTTTCAATAGTTTCCTGGTTCATGCTTACACTCCTTTCATATCAGGCGGCCATATAAATTTATGAATTTGTAGTTGTAATCTAACACCTTGTAGGTTGTACGTTTTCATATAATCAACAATATCTCTAGGTTCAATCTTGCCAAATACTGGAGATACATAAACCTGTGCTTTAAAGTCGTTATCCTCGATTAACTGGCGCATACGATTTAAATCTTCTAAACTACCAACTACAAATTTAATGACGTCGCATTCTTCTAAATCTTGTAATGCTTCGCCATCGTTCATGAACTCCTCTTGCTTAGAAGAAGGGCCTTTGTAATCAACCGTGAACATAAGATTTTGATATTCACCATACATAGGAATAGGATTAATACTTCCGTTTGTTTCGATATTAACGAAATACTTATTCATAGCGTTTAGTAATTCCGTTAAATCTTGCAACAATGGTTCGCCACCAGTGATAGTTACATTTACATTTCCATAACCATCAACTACTTCCATAATTTCTTCAACGGTCATTTGTTTTCCACCGTCAAAGCTGTATTCCGTATCGCAGTAGGAACAGCGGAGGTTACATTCTGCCAATCGAATAAAAGTACATAGTTCACCAGCTCGTGTACCTTCTCCCTCGATACTACTAAATATTTCAATCACGTTCATAAATAGCAATATTCCCTTCGCTTTCTTGTACAGATACTTTATAACAGCATTTACCTAACTGGTCGCATATCCATTTAGCCATATTTTCTGCAGTTGGGTTTAAATCGCCTACTACATCATTAATATGGTTATGGTCTAAGCGGTCATGAATAGCACGTTTAATATGCGTAAAGTCCATAATCATTCCATTAGCGTTTACTTCTTCGCTTTTCATAAAAACTGTTACTATCCAATTATGGCCGTGTAGGTTTTTACATTTACTTTCATAATCGAGATTAAGTCGATGTGAACCGGCAATCTCCATTCTTTTCGTTACATAATACATTTTTTCTCCTTTTAATCTTGACTACCAGCTACGCTTTGGTAATCTAATTTATTTAACAATGCAGATATAGCACTATCCGCAGTTCGCAATAAAGACTTTTCTTTAACGCCTAACAATTTTGCTTGTTCCATAAACTTTTCTTTGATTTCCTGTTTATGTTGGTCAATATGATAAGAGCCTTTCGACGTCCTACTCATACCAAATTGCAAAGGCGCAAGCCACGATGTACTATCCGCCGAGGTGCAAAACTTGTTACGCTTTAACATTTTTAAATCGGTACACCCTAATAAGTGAATGTCAATTTCAGGCTTACGATTTTTAATATACCAAGCTAGGCGGTGAGTATCTTCCCTAAATGTTTTAGAGTTTGTGATACGCAATTCCGGAACGCTAATTGCTATATAGTCAGCGAACTCTATTAACCTATCTAAACCTTTTTTACCGTCCTCTTTATGGAATACGTTAATTTGTCTATTAGGTAGCTTTTCACGCATCCTATAGCGTAATTTCCATGCATCTTCCGGTGATAATACCTTTTGACAGTCAACTTCAACACAAGTTGAATTTAAATTGTTGGTTATTGTAAACTTCATAAGTTTATCTTGCCAATCTACCAAATCATCATATGTTAGTTTTCGGTCTTTAGCTGCACCAAACATCAAAGTAAATAAACCACTATCTTAAATGGTATGTTTGAATTGCAGTCCAGTATTAAGCAACGGTGCATCCGGTTTCAATCGTAAATCATCAGTTACCTTTTTATTTACAATGAACGGATAACATGTATATAGTCGATAGTTAACTTCTGCTATCTTTAGTGCTGCATTAGCGCTAAACACATTATCGGAACCAGCAAAATGGATTTTTATATTGTTTCCTAACAAGCGTTGCTCCTCCGTTTGTATCCTCAATTACTTTACAGAATGTGGCTGTAGGATATAAATCCATTAACCATTCCGCAATATGTTCACAAGACATACTACCGAATTGTGCATATCCTTTACTGTCGCCAAACTTCTTTAACAACGATTCTTTAATAAGTCGTTGTTCTTCAATAAATTCAATTTCACGGTTAGAGTCAATAACCGGAATATGCAATTCAATATTAAACATGTGTCTATGTTTACTTCTTAAATATTCAAATTGTACTGGCGCATTAGGCCAGTTATGAAAGCCTTCAACTGACACATTACAAACGATTGTTTTATCCATATTACACCTCGTAAACGAATAAATGCTCGTCTAAAAAGTCGATTAGTTGTTGATAGTTAGCATCATCACAAACAACTTTAACAGTCTTACCATTATCTTCTTCTTCGGTTTCGTCGTTAGAAGATTTTTCATCTTCCGCTTCCTCGTCGAAAAAATCTGTTCGTAAATCGTCTGCACCTAAAAAACCGAAATCTTCCATGTCGATAAAATTAATATCTTTTAATTCATCAACAAGTGCTCCGAGGTCCCAAGTAGCAATTTCACTTACTTTGTTGTCTGCTAATCGGAACGCTTTAATTTGTTCATCTGTTAAGTCGTCGGCAACAATACAAGGAACTTCCTCGATACCTAATTGCTTAGCAGCCAATAGTCGAGTATGTCCACAGATAACAACGTTATCGCTATCAATTACAAGCGGTACTTTAAAACCGAACTCCTTAATTGAATTAGCGACGTATTAAATAGCTTCGGTATTGTTCCGAGGGTTGTTTTCGTATGGCGTTAACTGGTTAACGTTAATATTAATAACTTCCATTCAATATCTCCTTTTTATTTTTTTACATACAAAAAGAGCGCCCTGGTTGTAGGGCGCTCTTTTCATGAGAGAGTTAAGTGTTTTCGCTAAGAGAGGATAGCAATGTCTAAACAGTAGTGCAACTTCTACCTATCGACGAATACATCATATCATTGTCAATAGGGTGCACTCAATAGCATTTTAGGTGCACTTGATAGCAATTTAGGTGCAATTAGTGTAACGTTAGGTGCATTTAGGTGCACCCCACATCCTATGAGTACGCATAATATCTACATAGTTGAGGACAGTTAGTTGCACCCTTAAATTTTTAAATTGTAATCATAAAATGCTTCCTCTGCTTTTCGAATGGTTCTTTTGATATAGTTCGTTGAGTTATTTTGCATGCCTAATTGTCGATATACAAGGGATATAGCGTACATATCTCTACGATTAACATACTTTTCAATCAGTATAGCTCTATACTTTGGTTCAGGTATGTTATAGATACAACGCAATATATCGCACTCAGCTTCAACAGCTTTTTCTTTTAGCGTTGTAATTTCATCTTTCAAGCGTGTTAACTCTTTGAACTGGTCCATAATTCCTATTGTACCACCGCCACCAGTTCGTTCGCTTAAACTGCTATGCGGTAAACCGGCTGGTCCCAGTCTTTTTTGAAGTAATTCTAATTGTGATACCAAGGCTTGTTCTTCTAAATGATAATCATCAATCTTAGCAATATATAGTCTAGCCTTATTTCGTTTCTCCGCTTTTGTTAATTCTTCCATACCTTACATTCCCCTTTTAACTTAAACCCCAGTACTACCAAATCCACCGTATCTTTTATCAGTGGCTGTATCTTTTGCTGTGATACGATACGGCATAATAACTAATTGTACAAGCCGTTCGCTCGCTTTATATTCGAATGGTGCATTACCTAAATTTCGAATAGGTATCATGATATGACCTTCGTTATCCTTGTTATTGTAGTAATCGGCGTCAATAATACCTGTACCATTCGCAAGCATAATATTATTTTTAATACCCACGCTTGACCTAAGGTGCATTTGAATATATTCGTCATAGTTAATACGAGCTTTAATACCTGTTTTGATTAATTTTGTTTCACCTGGCATAACTACTCCGCTTTCATAAGGCTTCATGTCATAACCAGCAGCATATTCTGTTTTTCTTCGAGGTAAATCTGCATCTTCATAACCAGTTACACGTTCAAATTGATTTTCGTTCATTGTTAACAATCACTCCTTTATGCAATCTTTTATTCAAGTAAAAAATCACAGCTAGCATAATAATCTTTATATTTAAACAGTTGTTTTTCACAATTAGCACAAACACACCATTCGTCATTGTTGTAGTCTAACCCTGAATACATTTCTGAATTATCACACTCTTCGCCAACTAGACTTACAAAATAAGAAACAGTTCCACTGACTTCGGAGTTAACAACAAACTCTGTGCAGCCACATTTAGGACATTTGCCTATTTGTTTAATAAGTTGATATTCATTCATATGTTAATACTTACTCCTTGATGTAATCTTCAATAAGATATGTTTTTGTTTCTTGAACTACATACGATTTATTTTCGTATCCATGACGTTTTTCCCATGCTTGAAATACTTTCGTTAGTTCTTTGCTTAATTCGTCCATGTGTTCGTTTTTAACATCTTTCATGTAATCGTCTGAATATTCTGCAATTTCATCATCTAAGTTGTAATCACACACATTCCAAATCACACGTTCACCATCTACCTCAGGTACATATCTGTATGGATGACCTATTTCTATTGTTGTTTGCAATAATTCTTCTCTACTCAAAGCATCGAAATCACCGTAGCAATATTCATTTTCTACATAATCCTCGATAGCCTCTTTAATGCTATCTTGCGGTTCACCAGCCACCTCGTCAACACACCAACAATATTTTGTTTCGTCTTTAACTAGCATTGTTATTAATATCCCCTTTTCTTTAATTCCTTCCATACTGTACTTGTCGAGCGGTTAACTCGTAACGCAATATCCGATAAAATCATACCTTCCTGGCGCATTTTAATTGCGTCGTTAACCCAGTCAGTCGGCTTTAACGTTTGATTACGCAGTTTTTGACTACATGACGCACTGCATGTTTTTTTTACATTGCGATGTCGATATGATACAGGATATTTAACGCCACATACTGGACATTGTTTCACTACAATTTCGCCGGACTTTTTATCGACTGTATCGAATTGATGTTCTTTAGCACGAGTACGTTTCATAATTTTAACTGTATCTTTTCCATTAGCTTTCCATATAGGCAAGTGCGATAAAAAATACGGAATATTATTCATGTCGATTATCTCCCTCTAATCTTTTAAGTTCATTATTAATATCTTTAGTGATGATGCATAAACACATAGTTAATATGCCTATAACAGCACCAATAAATAAGCCTAACACAAATACCCCAATCATTTTTTACTATTCCTCCTGTTCCAAATCTCATGTAATACATGAGGTGGTTTAGCGTAATTTATTTCAATTTCCACCCTAGGGTTATGTTTATCGACGCCGACTATTTCAGAGCCATTGTAATCAGTTATCCACATGTCGTCTAAAATAATTCCGGCGGTAGTTAAAATATCACTGGTCGCTTGTAGTAGGCCGACCAAGTCCGGCCAAGATTTTTTATCCGGCATGTAATAGCGGCACTGTACGGATATAGGGCCTTTATAATTCACTCTTTTTTTGAAGAATTGCAACTGTTTTAAACAATCTTTTTCATAGTCAACAAAGGCTTTTGATGGTAGCACGCGAGGATGTTTACCATGATACACAATTCGTGAACTATTTTTTTTAGTTGTTGGTCGGCCATACACTACTAGCTTATTCATGTGTTACATTTTTCCTCCTTCCGCCATAGTTTGACAGCACAATAACCGTAAAATATCACGTTCAACTGTTGGCAGTTCTTTTGTGTAGTTAAAAAGTGCTGAAATTAGGAATGCGCCAACAGTTCCTTTGTCATATTTAGTTTCGTTATATTCAACAGATGTTTTTTTATTTTTTTCGTCAATCAAAACTTTAATTTCCATTTTTAATTACCTCATGGCATATATCTTGTATTTTATTTTGCGATTTAAGCGCGAAATTAAACGCGATAAGGTCGGTCTACTAATTCTCACGAGTATTTTATCGTTACGAGTATTTTATGTTCACACAGCGTAAATTTTTAAATTTCGTTAATGTCGAGTGGTTGCCGTTGTGATTTACCTTCAAACTTAATTAAGAACGATGTTCCTTTTAACCTGTCATATACTCGGCTGTCATAGGCTTTCTTAATTTGTGCCACCGACAAATTTGATGTGATAATCGTTGATTTATTACGTTCCACTCTGTCCGCAATAATTGAAGCAACCTTTTGTTGAACCCACTCGCTCGTATATTCCGCTCCGAAATCATCAAGTACTAATAGTGGTGAGTTTCGAATACGATTTTCAAACTTCAAGTAATGTTCACTCGGCCCTTTACTAAGCGTTAAAAGTGTATCGAATAGGCTTGTCATAGATATTAGATAGCCGTTATACCCTTGTTCGATTGCTTTTCGTAAAATGCTAATTGCTAAGCTAGTCTTACCAGTACCAACAGGGCCTATCATAATCAACCCTCTGCCATTTGTAATGTGTTCTCTAATATGAACGCCATACTTAAAAGCGTTGTTATAGGCTTGCCTATCTTCTACTGGTGCTCCTTGTGCTTTTAGCTTATCGAAAGTCATATCTACATAACGACCTTTAATGCCATATATGCTTAAATCTACTTTCTTTTCAACTGTAATCGGCTCGTTATAAACAGGCGTATAAAACTCATAGCCATTCTGTATTGCCTTGCGACCAGTCGATTTCACTGCCATCTGTTGTTTCAGTCGCTCTAGCTCCTGGTCTACGTTTATTTGTTCCATTGTCATTCACCTTCTTCTTTAAGTTACTAGCTGCCACGGTTTCAACATACTTAATGCTACTTCCACCACTTTCGATTGTTGTATTAATAGCTACGATTACATGTTCCATTCCGTACAACTCAACCAAATCATCTAAACGTTCTTTTATCATTGGTGATATTTGTCCTATTCCGTTTAAGTAAAGTTCATAAATTTTTTTATTCATACAATCTCTCTCTTCTGTTTGTGTTAAATATACATTTTTACAACTATCGTTAGAGAGAGACTTTTCTGTACTTTTTTGTACTTTTCTTTTCTTTACTTTACTTTGTGTACTTTTGTATACATTAACTGAGTTATTGTCTACATTAACTGAGTTATTGTTAACATTAATTAAGTTATTGTTAACATTAATTAAGTTGAACTGAGTTA